TCCAACGACATCGACAGGGGGTGAATTTATTTTGCCTTTCTTCTTTCCCAAGTCCTACATGGATATTCCAGCTCAGGATTGGCAAGATATGGGAGTTCTTACCGTTCGCACCCTAAATGCTCTACGCCATGCAAATGGAGCAGATGATGTGAGCAACATATCCGTGTTCGTATGGGCAGAAGATGTACAGTTGAGTGGTTTGACGAATGTGGAACCTGGTGCTATCTCACCACAAAGTGGTAGTGAAATTGACCAAGCTAACATTAAAGGAATGGTTTCCGGTCCAGCATCTGCCGTGGCTGAAGCTGCAGGAAAGTTGAATAATGTTCCTGGTATTGGTAAATACGCTAAGGCTACACAGCTAGGCGCTAGTACACTAGCGGCAGTTGCCAAGGCGTTCGGGTATTCCAAACCACCACTTACGGTAGCTCCAACACCATTTAAATCTACTCCAGTTTCTAGTTTAGCGACTGTCACTACGCCCGATGGATCACAAAAGTTGACCATGGATGACAAACAGGAGCTTACTATTGATCCCACAACTGTAGGTTTATCCAATGTTGACGAAATGGCTATTGTGGAGATTGCTAAGCGTGAATCATATTTGACCACATTTTCGTGGGATATTGGCACCCCAACAGAGACCATGTTGTGGAATGCTATTGTCACCCCTGCTCAGTTTCGTACCGTACCTGGTCCTCCCACAAATTATGTGTTGCCTGCGTGTTGCTATGCTGTACTACCATTCAAATTTTGGACTGGTTCCATGAAGTTTAGGTTCCAGATTGTTGCGTCTACTTTTCACAAGGGTAGAATTCGTATAGCTTATGATCCCACAGGTACGTTAGGATCAGAGTACAACACAATGTATTCTGAGATTGTTGATATTGCTGACACGCAAGATTTCACTATAACCGTGACCAATAATCAAGCCCATGACTTGCTTACTTATAATTCACCTTGTGCTCAACTTGAATCTAATGTCCATGGTTTCGGGCCGATTATCGCTCCTAATCAAGGTAATGGTACAATCCAAGTGTATGTTGTCAATGAATTGACCACACCAAACTCAACGACTGATGCTAATATTGAAGTCAACGTGTTCGTGTCGATGGGTGATGATTTTGAGGTTTTCGTACCCACAAATAATATTGCACCATTTCACTTTTTACCTCAATCAGGTTTGGAGACAGTGCCTGAATCCCAAGAGACTGAGGAACCATCAGCACCTTTCCAGTCTAATTTTGACCATGTTGGCATGACAGGCGATAGTTCAGACCGTTTGACTAGCGTTTATGTTGGTGAATCTGTGAAGTCGTTTAGGCAACTAGCTAAGCGGTTTAATCTTTGGCGTGCGGTACCTATAGCGCATAGCACCGGTTCCGGTAGTTCTGTCATGGATTTAGTTCATCCCGCGTTTCCTTTTCTGCGTGGTAACAATTTTACTGGTCCAGATGGTGGTTATGATTATGTTAACACCATATTTTTACATTGGGTGCGTATGCCCTATGTTGCGTGGCGTGGATCCATTAGATACAAGGCGGTTAATCGCACCACAGCAACTAATAGGTCCGGTGTTTATCATGTGGAACGTGTTGATGCACCTTTGAATTTTTATGATTGGGATACTAGACAGTTTGTGTCCACGATAGACCCCCTTGCAATTGCCAAGGAGATTGTGTACCTCCAATCAACCGCAGGACCAAGCATGCATTCAGGTGGTGCACTTGCAATAACAAATAATGTGTCTGGGATAGAGTATGAAGTTCCATTTCACACGCGGTATCGATTCAATCCCAATCGCAAAAGAGCTATGGATGATGCTAGCGAGTACCAGAATGGTGCACGTATGCAATATACTGGTAGTAGCGATGGATTTTCACGCATGGATTTATTTGTAGCTGGTGGAGAGGATTTCTCCACCTTTTTCTGGGTTGGCCCACCAAGATTGGTGTGTGAGCCAGCCGGCCCTCCGTCTGGGAGCTAAAATAACACAGACCGTCTAGCAGACGTTAAATGCTACCACACTGTGGCCGTGTGGGTGCGCTTATAGCGTGAACTGGCTACGCCGTATTTTCTATGATTCTGAATTTTACCGGCGTGCCGGGTTTTTAGGAGTCACAGATTTA